CACAAATTATTCGTAAGTATGTACCAATTATGAATGCCTTAATTAACAAATATCTACAACAAATGGATTTCTTTGTTTCATTTCACCTAGATGAAGAGTTTAATGAAACTGTAAAAAGTAGATTTAGAGACACCTTTAACTATAATAACTTTAGTGAGGGTGAGAAAATGAGAATTGACCTTGCCTTGTTATTTACATGGCGAGACATTGCTAGAATGAAAAACAGCACAAACACAAATCTTTTAATACTTGATGAGATATTTGATAGTAGTTTAGATGGTCAAGGCACAGATGACTTCTTTAAGATTATTAAAAATTTATCAAAAGAAAACATCTTTATTATATCACATAAAGGTGATATTTTGTTTGATAGATTTACAAACATAATTAAGTATGAAAAGGTACAAAACTTTACGAGGTTACAGAATGTCTGAAGAACTTAAATTAATACCACCAACCGACCCTAGAGTGTTATCAATGATAGCACCGTTTACAGATGAAGCTTTAAAAGAACATAATTTTAAAGATAGAAAAGAATTAACAGACGCTATGTTTATGGCAATGAAAAGATATGGTGGTATAGGTCTATCAGCAAACCAAGTTGGTTTACCATATAGAATGTTTGTAGCAGGTGGTCATCCACAAATTGAAAATGGATTATCAATTGCAATGTATAATCCAGAAATTGTTTCAGTAAGTGATGAAGTGATATCATTTAAAGAAGGTTGTTTGTCTTTTCCTTTTATATTTTTAGATATTAAGAGACCTAAAGATTGTGTAATGAAATATACAGATAGTGAAGGCAAGGAACAAGAGGCACATCTAAAAGGCATGATGGCTAGAATTTGTTTACATGAATTTGACCATATGCAAGGTCTAGTTTTTACTGAAAAAGTATCTAAATTTAGACTACAAAGAGCTAGAGATAAAGGCCAAAAGATGATGAAACAAATGAAAAAACGACAAAAGCAAAACCAAGCTTGACAATCTCAATAAATTAAAGTATTATCTATATTATGACTTATTCGTGGAAAAAAGGTATGACTATCGAAGACCAGTGGCAGGCCTGGAGTGAAGAAAATCCGGTCGATAAAATGGTTGACATAGATACAGAAAAATTAAATGAGGCACTTGTCAAAGATTTATCTTATGTGTCTGCTATGGATGTAAAAGAATATACTTTATATCAGAAATGGTGTGAAGTACATGACAAATATCCTACAGTAGAAACAAACAGTTTGTTTGCTGACGGTCCTACTTTAAAAGATGCCTCACAAGGTGTGTTATTACAAGAAATTAAAAATAACTTTTGGTTGCCTGAAGACCCCGAAGAATACATTTACTTAGAACCTGAACTAGTTTATACAGGTGGTGAAGGCGAAGAGTTGAAGTCTATTACTGGTAGTAAAATGCCAGCAATCTGGAATGGTCTTAGAACTTTCCTTTCTACAATGAAGAACAATAGTAATATTGGTCGTAATCTAAACTTTTTAATTAGAGATAAAAAGACAGGCAAGTATCTTGGTGTTACTTGTATGTCCTCAGATTTCTTAGATTTGACACCAAGAGATAATTATATTGGTTGGGAAAGAGAACCTAAAACTCAGAGAATGATTAATCATACTTGTATCGGTAGTACAATTGTACCAATACAACCTCTAGGTTACAACTTGGTAGGTGGCAAACTCTTGGCACTTTTATGCCTATCGGACACAGTTGAGAAGACATGGGAAAACCAATATACCGATAAGTTAGTAGGTGTTACAACTACAAGTCTCTATGGTAAAACTAAACAGATACCATTATCTCAATATGATGGTTTGAAATATTGGAAGAAAATGGGCTGGTCTGCTGGTTCCGTATCATATGAACCTACTTTACCTACTAGAAAAATGATACAACAGTGGTTGATGAAGAACCACACATACAAATACTTTGAATGGTATGTTGCAAAGAAAGACAGTGGTCAACCACACAAAAGAGACCATAGAAATAGAAGTCACAATTTTACATACAACCAGTTAAAGATTGATAAAAAACTTATTAAATCTGACCATGCTCGAGGCATCTATTTTGGTGAGTTATTTAATAATACTAATCAATTTCTAAGAGAAGAGATTGATGTATCTAAATTAGAAAGAAGATTTGACAATTCAGTAGAAGCATTGAGTGAATTGTGGAAAAACAAGTATGCCAAGAAAAGATTGGCTAGTTTAAAGAAACAAGATAGAGTTTCAAAGGATTCCCATTTTTATGATGATATTATCTATATGTCATGGGAAGAGTGTAAAAAGAAATACTTAGGAGAAGTAGGGAGATAAATAGAAATGAATTTCAACGAGTATCAAGAAATGGCCAAGACAACGGCTATCTACGACAAGAAACACCAGATTTTATATCCAGCGTTAGGACTTGCCGGCGAAGCAGGCGAAGTGGCGAACAAAGTTAAAAAATTAATAAGAGATGGATATGAGACTAATAAGGATTATCGTGAAGCGTTATCCCATGAAATTGGCGATGTACTCTGGTATTGTGCTGTACTGGCTGATGATATTGGGTTTAAGCTTGCCGACATTGCTAACAACAATCTAATCAAACTGAAAGACAGACAAGCTAGAGGTGTGATTGGTGGTAATGGTGATGAGCGATGAAACACCGTGTAGTTATTGCAACTGGCGGATTTGACCCCTTACATTCTGGACACCTAGAATACCTAAGATGTGCAAAAAGATTAGGTGAGGTCCTGATTGTAGGTCTAAACTCAGATGAATGGTTAGAAAGAAAGAAAGGTAGGTCCTTTTTACCTTACTATGAAAGAGAACACATTTTAATGGCATTAAGAGATGTCGATAATGTGATTAACTTTGATGACCATGATGATACAGCCATTGACGCAATTTTAAAAGTACAAAAATTTTACCCTAGAGCAGATATCATATTTGCAAACGGTGGTGACCGTACAAAAAACAATATTCCTGAAGAAGAAATATTTAAGTCAGATGACTGGATTAGATTTGAATATGGTGTAGGTGGTACCGATAAAAAGAATTCATCTAGTAACATCTTAGAAAAATGGGCTGATAATCACACGGAGAGACCATGGGGTTACTATAAAGTATTACACAATGAGTTAGGTGTAGTAAAAGTAAAAGAATTGGTGGTTATGCCTGGTGAAAAATTGTCTATGCAAAGGCATGAACACAGAAGCGAACACTGGTTTATTACTAAAGGTGTTGCTACAGTATATACAATTGATAGTAAATCCACAGATTATGAACTATTAGGTGAGTATAAAATGTTCGATAATTTACACATTCCGAAAGGTGAATGGCATATGTTGTGTAATGAGGAACATTTACCTTTAAAAATAGTCGAAATTCAGTATGGAAGCCAGTGTACGGAAGACGATATTGAGCGAAAATAGCTGCGACAATCCGTACTTTTTTTCATAGATTGGCGGAAACCCTTACCAGGTAACGAAAAAAAAATTTAAAAAAAGCGCTTTTTATGGTTGCCATATATGGAAAACTCCTGTAGGATGTATCCATATGATGAAAAAGGACACTAATACTATGATTAATCTTGATGTCAAATCAAATCTTGCCAAACTCTTGGCGACAGAAAATATTACAATTCAACACAACAAAGTACAAACTGCTTCGTTTGATGTTAAAAACAGAATTCTAACTCTCCCTATTTTTGAAGAGCAAAAAGGTGATGTCTATGACATGCTTATTGCTCACGAGGTATCTCATGCTCTTTATACTCCTAGTGACAGCTGGGAAGAAATTGCTAGTGACAATGAATTAAGGTCTTATGTTAATGTAATTGAAGATACTAGAATTGACAAACTTATTCAGGCAAAATATCCTGGTGTAGTTAAAAACTACATGAACGGTTTTGATATTCTTGATAAAAAGAATTTCTTTGGTCTTGTTGGTAAAAACATCAACAAAGACCTTATGATTATTGACAAGATTAATCTTAGAAGTAAATCTCTAAACAGATTGCCTTTTGACTTTAACGACCAAGATAATGAGTGGTTGAAAAAAGTTGACGCTGTTGTGACCTTTGATGATGTTGTTGCTCTTGCAAAAGAAATGATTGCTTGGCAAAAAGAACAAGTCGAAGAGATGAAAAAACTTCCTAATTTTGATGAGTTATCTATCTCTAAGGTTTATGACCTTGGTGATGATGAAGATGATTTTGGTGATGATGTTTCATTTGCTGATGAAGATGAGAACCAAGATAAGTCAGATGAGAAAAACGATTTTAACAATTTTGGTGACCAAGAAGCAGATGATGAAAAAGATGCTACACAATCTGGTCCTTCAGATAAAGTTGATGATGAGAACAAAGAAGAAGAAAACGGTGGTTCTCCTGAACAATATAGTAACGGTGCTGGTGGTGAACAACCAGAAAAACTTTTAAGGTCTGTTACTAATGAATATTATGAAGAAAAACAAAAAGACCTTTTAAATAAAGAAGCAAAAGGTTTTACATACGGTACTATGCCTGAGCCAAATCTTGAAAGCATCATTGGTTACAAAGAGTATCTAAAACAGATGCAAGACCACAGAAACTATCAGGTAAAACAAGGTTACGGTTACAATGATAGTAAATATATGCCTGCTCTTAAAGATGCATATAAGAAGTTTGTAAACGAAAACAAGAAAACTGTTATGTATCTTGTAAAAGAATTTGAAATGAAAAAGTCTGCTCAAGCATATAAGAGAGCAAACACTGACAAAACAGGTATTATTGACCCTTTAAAATTACACAAGTATAAACACACTGAGGACATTTTCAAAAGAATGACTATTGTACCTGATGGTAAAAACCATGGTATGATGATGTTACTTGATTGGTCTGGTTCAATGTCTGATACTTTAGAGAATACAGTTGACCAGTTGTTGAACTTGGTTCAGTTTGTAAGAAAGGTTAATATTCCTTTTGAAGTTTACTTCTTTACTAGTGAAAGAAGAGAAAAGCAAGTCAAGTCATTTAACTACAAAAATGGTGATTGGCAGTTTGAGGACTTTAATCTTGTAAACTGTTTTAGCCACAGAATGACTAAAAAAGAATTTGAGTTGGCATGTATGTACATGTTCCACATGGGTAAGTATTTCTCATACAATTATACTTATCACAGAAATTGGAATGCAGAAGCTTCTATGTTTAGATATGAAAGCTTTGGTACTCCTAGTCAATTCTATCTAGGTAATACACCTTTGAATGAAAGTCTAATCTTTATGAACAAGTTAGTACCTATGTTCAAAAAGAAATATGACATTGAGAAAATGACTTTTATCACACTAACAGATGGTGGTGCTAATTCATTTAGAGGTTATCAGATTGATACAAGTAAAGAACTTGGTGTTACTGATAAAGACTATGATACTCAAACAGTAATTCAAATTGGTAAGAGAAAGATTATCACTGGTAGATATTCAAGTGGTCTTACTGCCAAGTTGTTAAAACTAATTAGAGTTGAAAACAATACTAACAATGTTGGTTTCTATATTCTTAAAAGAGTTAAGAAATGGGATATTGAAAAGTATTGTGAAGGAAGTTGGCATGAAAGAGAAAAGCAATATGCTATTCTTAGAAAAGAAATGACCAGAGATAAAGCTATCGCTATCAAAAATGATGGTTATAACAAGTATTTCTTGCTTGATGGTAAAAAGATGCAAGTTGAGAACTTTAGTCTTGATGATGCAGAAATCAAGAAGGAAACTGTTGGTGAATTCAAGAAAGTATTTGGTAAGGCTATGCAAAGCAGACTAGTTTCCAGAGTAGTCCTTAACAAATTTATACAGGAGGTTGCATAAAAATTATGACAACCAACGGAAAACTAGACCTGGCAACGAAAAAAAAATTGAAAAAAAGTGAAAAAAATGGTTGCCAAATGGTTTTTTCTCCTGTAGGATGGATCCGTAAAGTGAGAAAAGAAGTTAAATTTAATATGAAAGGACAAACACTATGTTAAATGTAAAGCAAAAAGAGTTTGTTGACTACGCTGTATCGAAATTCGGTACTAATGAGTTGACAGTTGCTCAGTTGAAAGAAGCCAATAAACATTTTGGCAATAAGTATGCACCTCAGTGGTTGATTAAAAACGCTGACTACAAAATTGGTAAGTCATTGTTTCAGTTACCTACAGAGGGTGATGTTACTACAAAAACAGATGTGCCTGCTACTGAAAAAGTTTTGGCGCCTGTTCAAAATACAAATACGGAGGCCGCTTATGTGGTTTCAAGTTTGACAGGAAATATTATTCCTGAAAAAGATGCGACATTCGTATCATTTGGTAATTACGGTGACTTGAAATCAATTATCAGGTCTAAGATGTTTTATCCTGTTTTTATTACTGGTCTATCTGGTAATGGTAAAACATTTGGTACAACTCAAGCATGTGCTGAGTTGAAAAGAGAATTAATTAGGGTCAATATTACAATTGAAACTGATGAAGACGACCTTTTAGGTGGTTACAGATTGAAGGACGGCCAAACTGTTTGGCAGAATGGTCCTGTTATCGAAGCCATGGAGAGAGGCGCTGTTCTTCTTCTTGATGAGATTGACCTTGCTTCTAACAAGATTATGTGTCTTCAACCTATTCTTGAAGGTTCAGGTGTCTATGTTAAGAAGATTAACAAGTTTGTGAAGCCTGCTCATGGGTTTACAGTTGTTGCTACTGCCAATACAAAAGGTCAAGGTAGTGATGATGGTAAATTCATTGGTACTAATGTGCTTAACGAAGCGTTCTTGGAAAGATTTCCAATTACCTTTGAGCAAAGTTACCCAGCCGCTAAAGTTGAGGAGAAAATCCTTACAAACATTATGGCGACAACTGGTAAAGTTGACGGTGAGTTTGCTAAGAAGTTAGTAACATGGGCTGATGTAATCAGAAAAACCTACTTTGATGGTGGTGTTGATGAGATTATATCAACAAGAAGGCTAACACATATCGTACAAGCCTATTCAATCTTCAAAGGCAATAAGATGAAAGCCATTGAGGTTTGTGTAAACAGGTTTGATGCCGATACAAAGAATTCGTTTATGGAGTTATACACGAAAGTGGATGCTGGTGCCTCTGCTGAGCAGATTGCTGAAGAGCAGAGACAAGCAGATATATCTTCACAAATGGATGAGGAGGAGTCCTCAGATGACGGAGATGTTATCTAAAACTCAATCATAGTGTAAGTCCTAGGTGGTGGGAGTAGTGTCCCACCACCACTTTTTACACGGAAAGGAGATAAATTGGTAGAAGTTGTTGTTAGAAATGGTAATCTTGAAAAAGCAATGCGAGTGCTTAAGAAAAAAGTACAGCGTGAAGGCATTACTAAAGAAGTAAAACGAAGACAATTTTATGTCAAGCCATCTGAACAAAGAAGAGAGGCAAAAAAACAAGGCATAAAAAATGTTCGTAAGAAAATGGCCAAGTTGGAAAAAATCAGAGGATTTTAGACGATTTTCCCTCGCCTGTGCCTATGTAGAATAAATAGTGGTGTAGGCAATTCGTAAGACCTACAGCGAGGAAGGGGTGACGCCAGCGATAGGAATATCCTAATAGTCAGCAGTTGGTGGTCTGACTTAACAAAACCACCACCTTTTCTGGTCCATTGGCCTTTGTAGCAGTGAATGGGAGACTTGAAGCTGACATGTGTGGTAAGACACACTAGGGTAAAAGTGGGTGAGGCCTACCACTACCAGATTTTTTATATAAGAGGGTTGACATATTTGAAATCGTACTTATATAAATAAACATGACAGCGCCATTATGGGTTGTCATTTAATTAAAATAAACTTTGCTTAATAAAAGGAGGTTTGTATGACAAACAAAGCACTAAGTATTTTTAATCAGTTAAGACCAGTAACAATTGGGTTCGATAATGTATTCGACCACTTTGAAAGAATGTTTGATGATGACTTTAGAACATTATCAGTACCTAACTTTCCACCATATAACATTGTAAAAACAGGTAACAATACCTATGATGTTGAATTGGCGTTAGCTGGTTACTCAAAAAAAGATATTGACATTTCTTTAGAAGAAGGAGTGTTGACAATCAAATCAATCAAAAGTAAAGAAGAAAAAGAAGTAGAAGACAATAATGGTGTATTACACCAAGGTATTGCTAAAAGATACTTCTCTAAAGCCTTTACTATTGCAGATGATGTTGAGGTTAAGGCCGCTGAGTTAAAAGATGGTCTTTTAAAAGTGTCTATGGAAAGAATTATTCCAGAGCACAAAAAAGCAAGAACTATTGCAATTAAATAGTTTTTAACTAGAGGCGTCCTAGGCTTGACATTAGGACGCCTTTAGTATATTATGAATAATGCGGATGTCGTATAAAAGTATTATACTTGGTTTCCAACCAAGAGAAGATTGGGCAGTACAATCCATCCGCTCCAATAATTATGAGGATTAAAATTGAATATGTATAATGGTATGAAAATCCCTCACACTACTTTTAAAGTTAGAGAGGGTGATGTTGTTTTAGAAGAAGGCTGTAGTTTTGATGAAGGCGTATGGACTGAAAAAACAACAGATGATTATTTTAAGGGTAAACGAGTAGTATTGTTCAGTTTGCCAGGTGCATTTACTCCTACTTGCACATCAACACAACTTCCAAGTTTCGAAGAGAATTACGAAAAAATTAGAGCAAGAGGTATTGATGAAGTTTATTGTTGTTCAGTAAACGATACTTTTGTAATGAATGCTTGGGCAGAAATTTTAAAGATTAAAAATGTGAAAGTAATTCCAGATGGTTCTGGAAACTTTACTCGTTATATGGGTATGCTTATCGGCAAAAACCATAGAGGATTTGGTAATCGTAGTTGGCGATATATGGCCGTGATTAATGACGGTGTTATTGAGAAATGGTGGCAAGAACCAGGTATCAATAATGATGGTAATGATGATGACCCTTATATTGAAACAACTCCAGAAAACATGATGGAGTATTTGAACATTGCCAAATCTGAGTAAATTTGATATTATAATTGAAAAAGGAGAAAATATATTATGAATATTAGTAGTGATACAGTAAACATTCTTAAAAATTTTTCTGATATCAACCAAGGTATTGTTGTAAAACCTGGAAATAAAGTCCAGACTATTTCAACATTGAAGAATATCTTGGCGTCAGCAGAAATTGATGAGAAGTTTGAGCAAGAATTTGCAATCTATGATTTGCCTGAATTCTTACGAGCAGTTGATATGTTCGACAAAGCGAGTTTGAATTTTAATGGTGGTCAAAATTTGACAATCAAAGATGCAAATGGAAAACAATCAATCAAATATTATTTTGCAGATAAATCGGTAGTAGTGGCTCCTACAAAAGACATTACAATGCCAGATAAGTTTGTAACTTTTCAATTGACTAAAGAAAATCTAGGTCGATTGATGAAAGGCGTCAACACTCTTGGTTTACCAGATGTTGCTGTTGTTGGTGATGGCACAACTATTAAACTAGTTGCACACGATAAAAAGAATCCATCATCTAATTCATTTGACATTGTTGTAGGTGAAACTGATAAGACTTTCAAGGCTTATTTCAAAACAGAAAACCTTAAAATGATTATGGGTGATTATGATGTGGCGATTTCTTCTCAAAAGATTTCACACTTTACTAATCGTGGTCAAAAGGTTGAATACTGGATTGCAGTTGAACCAGACAGCGAAATTTAATAATGAATAAATTGAGGTTTATATTATGTCAGATGAATACTTGTGGGTCGAGAAATATCGTCCACGAAAAATCGAAGATTGTATTCTCACTGAAGATTTAAAGAAAACATTTACAGAGTTTCTTAAACAAGGTGAAATACCTAATCTATTATTGTGTGGTACTGCCGGCACAGGTAAGACCACTGTTGCTCGAGCCTTATGTGAACAAATAGGTGCTGATTATATCATCATCAATGGTTCAGATGAAGGCCGTCAAATAGATACACTTAGAAATAAAATCAAAAACTTTGCTTCTACTGTATCTCTTACCGAAGACGCTAATCACAAAGTTGTTATTGTAGATGAGGCAGACTATATGAATGCCGAGTCCGTACAACCTGCTTTGCGTAATTTCATTGAAACATTTTACAAGAATTGTAGATTTATCTTTACTTGTAATTACAAGATGAAAATTATTCCTGCATTGCATAGTCGTTGTACTGTAATTGATTTTGCGATTAAAAATGGTCAAAAGGTAAAAACTGCCAAGGCTTTACATGAAAGGCTTTCTAGTCTCCTAAAATCAGAGAATATTGAGTTTGATAAAAAAGTCCTTGCAGAGTTAATCCAAAAACACTATCCAGATTTCCGTAGAACTATTAATGAACTTCAACGATATTCAGTTAGAGGTAAAATTGATAGTGGTATTCTGTTTAGTTTATCTGAATCCAATAATAAAGAACTTATGTCTGTCTTAAAAGAAAAAAGATTTAATGACATGCGTAAGTGGGTTATTAATAATTTAGATAAAGAACCGTCCGATTTGTTTACCAATATATACAAAAGTTTGTATGAGGCATTAGAACCAAATTCTGTACCTCAGGCAGTTTTGATTATTGCAGGTTATCAATACAAGGCGGCTTTTGTTGCTGACCATGAAATTAATATGGTTGCATGTTTAACTGAAATTATGGCAAATTGTAAGTTTAAGTAATGGATAATAAAACATCTCTAGGCCTAGCAGGCGAAAAAATTGTTAAGAACTATTTAATTGATAATGGGTTTAATGTGAAAGATGCAATTGACCCATATGATAGCACAACTGATTTAGTATTAGAAGGAAAAAAGATTGAGGTAAAAACTCAAACACCTTTTATTGTTAAAAGAAGTTTTACTATCAAAGACAATCATCAATTAAACAAATGTCTTAATGCAGATTACTTAATGTTTGTACAGGCACCTTGTGATGCATTAGAAGAATGTGCTATCTATCAAGTTGACAAAGGTTTCCCATACAGTAAATATGTCACTAAAGAAGGAGACAAAATGGTTTTGATACCCATGAAAGATGAAAAGGTTAGAAAACTGGCTTCTTTTAAAAAAGGAACACCAGAATATAAAACCCTTTCAAAGTATAGAACCAACTTTAGGCGGGTGTAGCTCAGTGGTAGAGCATTTCGTTGCCAACGAAAGGGTCGCTGGTTCGAATCCAGTCATCCGCTCCAACTTTAGAGGATATAATGATAAAAGGAATTGGTTATCTTGAATATTGTCGAGAGCGTATGAATGAAGGTTATACAACTCAACAAAAAAAAGATGGTACAGGTTACGAACAACCAGGTCAAGAAAGATATGTTCTTTACTTTGCAAGGTCTCATGTAGAAGATTTTGAAAGTGGTGTAATTGCAAGAGGCCATATGAAAGTAGGCCAAGCAAAATATCTTAGTGCAGTTATGCGAACTAGAAACCAACCTGGAAATGATTTTAGATGTTATGCTGAGGTTGTTTTACATAACCTTGAACAAACTTTTGATGCTGAAGCTTTAGTTAAAAAGATATATAAAGATAGGCGAATTAAATTAACTCAAAATCAACAAGAACTATATAACTTTAATGATAGTGAATTAAGTGAAATAGTTTATAATGTTGTGAATAAATTAGGCATAGAACCTAAAGAGGTGAAATTTTATGTATGAATTAAAAGATTATTTAAATGCTATCAACTACAGTAAAGAACCTTTACTTGATAGTGATGATAAAGAATGGGTAAAAAAATATCCACCATTTATCATTAACAGATGTGTCTCTATGCATTATGATACCGTGATGCACGCTAACGAGATGAACGGTTTGCATTTTCTCCCAAAAACAATGCAATTTCATTATCTTATAAATAGTATCCGTAAGAAGAAGCGATTTGGTGGTAAGTGGATTTCACAGGCCAAGTTAAAAGATATGGAAGTTGTGAAAGAGTATTATGGTTTTAGTAATGCAAAAGCAAAAGAAGCTCTCAACCTACTGACCAAGGACCAAATTGAAAATATAAAAATAAGCCTTTCAAAAGGTGGGAGAAAGAAAAAATGAGTGAAGAGATTATTAGTTGGTCGCCTAGTGATATGCTAGAGGTCACTATCAAACAACCGGATGATTTTCTAAAAATCAGAGAGACATTAACAAGAATTGGTGTGGCGTCAAGAAAAGACAAAACACTTTATCAATCTTGCCATATTTTACACAAGCAAGGTAAATATTACATCACACACTTTAAAGAGTTATTTGCCCTTGATGGTAAAAAATCTACTTTAGTTGAAAATGATATTCAAAGAAGAAATACCATTGCCTTGTTACTACAAGATTGGTCTTTAATTGAGATTGTAGATACAAGTAAAGTAGAAAACAAAGCGCCATTAAGTCAAATAAAAGTTTTACCGTTTAAAGAAAAGAATGATTGGAATTTAACTGCTAAATATAATATAGGCAAAAAAGCTGAAGGACAAGATGGCGGAGATGCAAGTACCAAAGTTTAAAGACTTTCTATCAGAGGATAAAAAAGAAAAAAAGTTTTTGCGTTTGCTCATTATTACAGATGAGCCAGACAATGCAAAAGAATTTCATACTGCTGATAGATTGCAGGAAGAATGTGATAAGTTAAATTACCCATACTACCTATTTAAACTTACGGGTGGTTACACCACTTACGAAGATGGTATCCGTAGATTTCATAACAAAGACGACAAAAAAGGTTTTGAAGTTGGCGCTATGACGGTGGCTGTTGTTCGTGGTTCTATTACACGAAAAGATAGTTGGATGGATTTTGTATCTATTCTTGAAAGAGCAAATGCAACACTTGTAAATCCTAGAACTACAATCAATATGTGTGCTGACAAATATAGAACAGCATTAAGACTTGCAGATTATGGTTTGACACAACCGAAAACAAAATTAATTAATGACCCTAGTAAAGCAAATGATTTAGTTAGTGAGGCTGGTATAAAGTTTCCTTTGATTATGAAAACTTTACGAGGCAGTAAAGGTGTTGGTGTTTTATTTGTTGATAGTGAAAAAGGTTTAGATAGTATTGTACAACTTATTCACAAGCAAGATGAAGACGCAGACTTATTAATACAAGAATATATTAAAACAGATTATGATGTGAGAGCTCATGTTTTAGGTGGTAAAGTATTAGCTGCCATGAAACGACCAGTTATTGAAGGTGATTTTAGGTCAAATGTATCACAAGGTTCTAAACCAGAAAAAATACAATTAACAGAATTAGAAATAGAAGAGACATTAAAAGCTGCTAAAGCTGTTGGTGGTTATTGGACTGCTGTTGATTTTATACCTAGTAAAAATAGAGAAAAAGAACCACCGTTTTTCTTAGAAGTAAATTCATCACCTGGCACAGAGGGTATTGAAGACGCTACAGGTATGAACATTGCAAAAGAAGTAATTACACACTTTGCGAGTGGAGACAACAGATATTCCGTGCCTACAGAATGTGGGTATAAAGAAATTTTAACCATAAAACCATTTGGTGATTTAGTATCAAAATTTGATACAGGTAATTCAGGTATGCCAGT